ACATTTTGATTAATCATTACCATAAAAAATTATCAACATTAGTTAATCAAAATATACTATTAGAAGCAAAAATGGAATCTATGACAAAAGATTACATGGATTTAAAGCAAAAATTTGATGCATTACAAAGTCCTAAAAGAGGAATTAAAAAATGAGTAAACCAGCCAGTAGACAAGGATTAATTGATTACTGCCTAAGAAAATTAGGTTATCCTGTGCTGGAAATTAATGTTGATGATGATCAAATCGATGACTTAATTGATGATGCGATTCAGTATTTTCAAGAACGTCATTTTGATGGTGTTGAGAGAATGCTCTTAAAGCATAAAGTTACGAAAGAAGAAAAAGAAACATTAACAAGTGGAATTACCACCACTACTGCGAGTTCCACAGTTGGTATAACCACAACTACGTTTGAAGAGTCACAAAATTTTATACAATTGCCTGACCATGTATTAGGTGTAGAAAGAGTTCTTAAAATAGATAACAGCACTATATCAAGTGGTTTATTTAATATTAAATATCAAATATTCTTGAATGATCTTTACTACTATGGTGCACTTGATTTATTGAACTATACAATGACCAAAACTTATTTGGAAGATTTAAGTCGTATCATTACACCAGATACTCAGATAAGATTTAACAAAAAGCAAGGAAGATTATATTTGGATATTGATTTTCAACAGATGTCTGATGACACCTTTATAATTATTGATGGTTATCGTCTTTTAGACCCTGCAGATGTAAGTAAAATATATAATGATTTTTGGTTGAAGAAATATGCAACCTCACTAATTAAAAAACAGTGGGGAACAAACTTAATTAAGTTCCAAGGTGTAATGTTACCTGGTGGAGTTCAATTA